TCTGTATTTACATTTATTTCTTGACTTTGCATAAATTTCACCTCCCTTCTTTTTGTGGCTGCCGAGTACCCGACTCTCGGTGTATGCCTTTCAGCCGATTCTATTACCTAACAGATCTCTTTAGAGGAAGACCCGCTATAAATCCTACCCTCTTGTGGGCAGGGATTATAATAGAGCTATCCGTTTTTATATCATGAGATACTCTCTTTTTAGCTCTCCTGATTTCAAACGTACCAAAGCCTGTAAGGGTAACTTTCTTGCCCCTTTTAAGAGATGCTGTAATTTCGCTAAGAAACATATTAACTAACGTAGCTGCAGCTCTCTCATCCAGGTCGGTTTTACGTGCAATTTTTGCTGCTAATTCTCCTTTATGCATTTTTACTCACCTCCTCTCTCGTGATACTTTTCATAATTTTGGACCACGTCAAAGTAATAACGCATCCTACCCTCCGCAGTAGGTATACTTAAAAACGGTTTATAATCTTTTAAGAAAGATAGGGCCTGCTGAATGCGACCCTTAAGAGCCGTATTTGATGAGCTTCTTTTATAAAAACCTAGCCATCGTGATTTTAAGTTTTCGTTTCCTTTAAGGACTATGCCTAAGTACTCAGCGTGTCTAAACGCCTCTTCTTGCCATGCGGTAGATATACCACCCATTGATTTGCCTATTTGCGATTTCATTTCGGAAAAACTTTTTTTTGGAGCCTCATTTGTTTCTTGTTTTTGATTTATAGTTTTTGATTTATGATTTAGGACAGGTTTATAACGTGTTATTAAGGGGTTAAAATATTCTCTAACTTCTTGAGGCACAGCCTCCATTTCTTTGTTTTTACTAGCTATAACTCTATCTCTTCCCTCGTAGTCAACATAGGCGCAATCATGGTTATGATATACCCACTCTTGATAAAAGAAACACCACTTTAAATCGGTTAGCTCTTTCTTACCCGTTGTTAACTGGTTAAAATCTAAACCAGTATCAAACATTATTTGCCTATCGCTGATTCTGTGGTAACGGGATAGGGATAGGGAATCGCAAGTTATAAGGTACATAAAAAGCACTTTAGTCTCAGGCTTTGTTAAAGCATATTTTTCGTCCTTCCAAAGTTGTGGATAAACAATACGTGTTTTCATAATTCCTCTAGCCTAGCTATAATTTTATTTAGATGTTCTATTTCCTTAAGCTTGCTATCAAGCAGAATCTTTATTATTTTTTGGAAGTCTTCTAGAAGATAATTAGCCTTTAAAGAGTTACATTTAAAACAACTTAAGACTAAGTTTTCAATATTACTCTTGCCTCCTAAAACTATCGGTATAACGTGATCTATATTAAATTCGGCCCAATTAGTAAACTCTTTTGTGCAGTAGTAGCAACGATTATTACATCTAATTCTAATTTCTTCTTTTTTCTTAAGTTTAGTCATAAAACCAGCCCTGCGGTAAGCAGAGCTGGTCAAATTAAGATCCTAATTTAAAACGTGTACGCAGTGCTTACCGCTAGCGTAATGTCTACCATAGCAATAAATAGTGTTAGTTGTCAAGGGGTAAATTCAGGGCTTCTTACTGTGGGGCTGAGCAACGCCGTAGTGGTAGTATGTGCCTTTATAGAAATGGCCGTGTAAAATATTTAAATTGTCTTGATGCCTTTCACCATTTTGCTGCATTGTAATGTCAACATCATAATGCACACCTGGCTCCATTTCTTGTTCCCAGTTATTTTGATGATCTATAGCAGCTTCTAAACGTCTAACATTTGCTCGCCTTCCCATATGAGCACAATCATCAACTTTTCCTCTAATAAACTTTTCTAAAGACATAAAAAACAACCCCACTTTTCAGTGTAGCAAATAAGAAGTAATTAATTAAATATTAGGATTTTATACCTACCCTATCAACAACAGTGATAGTTCCTACAGCGGCCACTCCTGCCATGATTCCTGAAACTAACGTAGCTTCTACGCCAGGAAGAAAACCAACCTGTGCTAAAATACCTATAGCACCACCTATTACTAAAGCAGCTAAGCGTGTAGTGTTCCCTGTCATATTAGGAAATCTATCTTTAAGAGCTCCGACTATAGTTATAACAACTAAGCCCACAAAAGTTACTTGTCCAACGTCCATAATATTCACCTCCTCACTTCCAAAACTTAAGCCATCTTAAAAGCCTTCTTGGTTTTGGATTCACTCTAACTTTTTTACCAACTATAGTAAATGTATCATTAACAGCCTTCGGTACTTCCTCAGATACCACGTTTTCTACCGTATCTTTTACAGCTGTCTCTACTTTTTTAGGTAAGACCGCTATGGTTTCGCTAACCTCTTTCATTTCGAGTGCGTGTTCTCCCGTGCTATGCCTTATGGTTCTAAGACTTTCTCTATCTTCATCTAAGTCATTTTTCCACATATCCATAGTTTTTTCTAAACGGCTAAAGGAATTGTGAAATTCTTTAAACTCTTCTTGGACCAGCTCTTTTAGGAGTACACGAGTTTGATTGCGGAAGTCCTCTTTAATTCCATTAAAAAAAGACTTTTCTAGGTGTTTAATAACTTTCTCAAATATCTCATCTTTAGGCATGGCAAATTATTTTTGTGCATTGTCTATTTTAGAGTTAAGATCATCTACTGCCTTCTTTACTGCGGCATCCTGAGTTTCTTGGTTGTATTTTTTCTTATAGTCCTCGAACTCTTTTCTTAAGTCCGCACACGGGTCAGTTGGAGGTACTGGTATAACATTATCGTAGGGAACGTCAAAAGCCTTACAAATAGCTCTCACTATAGCCTTTGCCACCCTATCGGTATCAGATAAAATAACTTTATCGTGAGGGTTTTGGCCTGTTCCACACTCTAATAAAACGCAAGGGGTTTTGGCAGATAGAAATTTCCACATGTAATAAAATCTAGTATTAGCATTTGAACGGTTAACATATTTAATTTCTGTTTCGGGGAAGTATATATCGTTAATTACTTTAGTAATTCGCTGACTTTCTTTAGTAGCAAAGTCTGTATTAGGATCTGGATAATCAGCAAATCCCCCTTCCGATCCGTTAACATACGCATCGTAATGTAAAGCTAAAAAGAGGGAAAAGTCTGTATTGTCGGCATTAGGATCGCAGTTAAAAGTGGAGTCTACCAGCTGGACCATAAAAGCATCTGATCCGTCAGCGTTTTTCTTTGAAAGCAAAAGATCTTTTACTCTATCTCTTACAAGGACTGTAAATTCTGCTTCTCCTGGGGCTCCTGTGGACTTTTTTAAGTTAGGGTCACAATTTTGTGCGGCATTCTGGTGACCTGCTTGTAAACAAATAAACCTCTTAGCCATATTATTGCTAGGGTATCACTTTTTCTTTTTTTTGTCAAGTTTAGCCTCATTCGCAAGTCTCTTAGCCTCTAGCTCCTTTTCTATTTTTCCTATCATTTCGTGGATCTCAATATTTCTCTGGCTATAGTTTTGGTTATAAATAAGGATAAAAATAATAACTATTGCTAGTACAAAGAAGGAGTAAAAGAGAATGGCTATTGTAATTGTATATCTTAGTATATCTGGGTCATGTATAAAAAATCTACCCGTTAAACAGAATAGAGCTACTATAATAACCACTTCTGCGATTACCCCAATTCCTACCATTTGCTTACGCAGTGTAGCAAGTCCGTTTTTAACTAACGCCTGTTTTAATTGTAAACGTATAACAAACACAGGATTTAGTACTCCTGCAATAACAAGGAGTATTATAGATACTATGTACCCTGCATATAAAAAAATTAATGGATCACCCATGTTCATGAAATCCTCCTTTTATCAACGACGACCTGCAGTCGTTGAGTTACATCCTCTGTTATTTTAACTGTTTTTGCTGCCTCTTTCAAAGACTTTTGAGCTTGTTTATGAGCTTTGCGTGCCAACTCTCTAATATCGTCCATATCGGATTCGTACTGCTCCTTTTTGTCCTGAGCATAGCTAACTACCTCTTTGGATTTTTCGGCTTGTTTTTTATCGTGAAAGCCTAAGAAACGAGTTAGCCAGTTATTCATTATGGTTTCCCCCTCCCATTTATAAATGATTGGAAACCACTAGTCAAGGAATCTATAGAGCGTTGCAGTAAGTTTAGAGCGCTTGTAGTATCTTTTTGTGTGGTTACAACCTCTTTTACTGTTTCTATATAGTTTTTCGTGTAAGAATCAGCTGCAGCCCTAAGTTCTTTTTGTAAGGTCTCTATAAGATCTTCTTTTTTATCAATTCTTCTCTGTTGCCACCATATAACAAAACCTAGAGCTATAACTATAATTCCAAGTATTCCGTTTTGAGGATCTGCAAAATATTCGATAACTCTTTCCATATATAGATGGTAAGACTTTTGTAGTAGAGAGGCAATCTTTTATCTTCTTAGCACCATTACAGCTGCACCAGACTGTAAACCAAATAGGCTTTTGTCCTGTCGTGAGCTGACGGAAGGAGTTACCGCTGAGCCCAAAAGTTGCTTAGCATAATCAATATGAATACGACCTATAGAACCATTTCCTCCAGAAGCCCCCCAGTTTGGAGTAGTAGATCCTATCCCCCCATTTCCACCAGGAGCAGAAATTCTATTAGTTCCTATATTAACAGTTTGTCCCTTAAGGAGTAAGCTTCCTCCGCCTCCCCCACCGCCCGCTGCAGCTTTTTGATGCCCAGACTCAGAGTTTTCTCCCACACCACCAGCAGATATAATGCTTCCAGTGGAGTTGTTAACCAAAATATTCTTAGCGATTATAAGCCCAAAAGCGCCACCATAGCCACCATCTCCATTATTTCCTCCTTGCCAACCGTCTCCGCCCATTCCGCCACCGCCTCCGAAATTTGCCTCCGTCAGCTCACTATTTCCAACTGCAATTCCACCTATTCCACCCACACCAGATCCTACGGTAGACCCATTGTTTCCTGCACTAGCGCTTCCTCCACCTGCGCCTCCACCCGCACCTGACTCGGCTTTACTGCCTCCCCCTCCACCGTTGTAGTATGGTTGAGCATTCTGGAAAAACCCATTGACCCCTTCTCCTGTATTCCCTGATACATCTGACCTTGTACCCCCCCTAAATCCTTTACTTGAAAGGAGAAGCTGTCCGTTAACTGTTAATGTGTCTTTTACAAAAAATGGCAGTATACCCCCATCGTTGCCATCCCAACTAGGGGCTGCTAGATAGAAACCAGCATCTATAGTCACATTTTTGTACTGCTTCATTTCTACGATTTGTGTGTGACGGGCAGTATCAAAAGGCGGACCAGAGCCTGGGGAATCGTTATTGTAGTCGTTTAATAAAGGAAAGGATAAAGTTAAACTTGTAGATCCCCCACCTGACTTAATTTTGTTAAGTTGCCATTTTCCATACTGGCCACCACGAGTCTGATGAATAATAACCAAATCTCCATTTGCAAAACTTGAGGCGTCGTCTATTGTAATTACTGGATTTTGTGTATTGGGGTCTGCAGTGTATTGCCCCACTAGTCCTGCTCTTGCACCGTTATAAGTTTCGTTTGAAGAAACAACCTTATCTCCATCTCCTCCGTTACCGTATCTAAGCGGCCATTTTTTGGGATTATCGTCTGATCTGAACTGTAATTGTGCCATATTTCATATTACTCCACTGCCCCTAAGAAAAACGCATCAAAAGCTGGTGTATTTTCATCAGTGCATACAAACATAAAGGCTCCTGACTTACTAGCATCAACATAGTCGGCCATATTAGGATCATCTTCTATGCCAAACCAGCGAAGAGATGCGGGCCAGACAGGAGTTCTTGGAGTTCCATCATTTGTAATAACTACATAAAAAGCGTCTCCTTCTTTTGCGTTTGAAAAAGCTATTGTTCTATTTCCTGCAAGGGGTCCTAAAAGGAATTTTCTTTTTTTAGTAGCTAGATTTATGGTCATAGTGGTAGCATCCACTACTGTTGCAAAGTCCCCGTTTATATCTTTAGTTTCTAAATAAACCTGCTCTCTCTCGTCCTCTATATCAGCGTCTAATATTTCTGTTGCTCCATCCTCTACAGTAACCGTAGCCAAAAGGGTGTGGTCAGAAGGTAACGCAGGTGCTCCTGCTCCTGGAGTTCCCTGTACGACAACTAAAGGAGATACATTTGAAGCATCATCATTTGGAGTAGTAATTTTATCGACTTTCTGACAAATAAGGTCTATTCTAGTTGAACCCGAAGAATTAGAGGCTATTTCAAGTTCTTCTTCTGCATCGCCTACAACCTGATAAAATTTAGGCTCTGTAGTATTGGCTGCCCAAGTTGAATTTGGGACGTATATAGTACCAGGGGCTATTTTTACTCCTAGGTCGGGAGTGTCTAACTCTTCTACTAAAGCGTCTCCACCTTCCTTATCGATAACTCCGCCTTGTACCACAAAATCGTTAGCGAGTTGGTATAAATCATGGTCAGATGCCCCCGTAGGAGGAGTATCTGTCCAGTCCCCTTTTCCGTTTATTAGCCTTACTGTTCTTGCCATACGTTGATTATATCACTTTAAAAAGTCATTAAGATAGAGTTGTTTCATCCCACGCCTCATCGTCTATATTCCAAACTGAAAAAACTTTAGTGTCATAGGCGTAGTAAGAAAAAGTCGTACCTGGCGATGTGGTAGGTGTTGCAGGACGATCAGCTGCTATACCTGTTTTTATAATACCACTATTGCCCTGTATCTCAAGCTTTCTAAGCCTTGATAGAATACCGTTTATAATTCTTTCAATGTCTTGAATAGTAAATAGTGCCATATTAAGAAACTCCTATCTCCTCAAAGTCAGATAACACCCATGAGATACGTTCCTCTCCTGTATCTCCTAAAGTGACTTCGTAACCTAATATTCTAAAACCACTATTAATATCATAACGTCCTTTACTAAATTTAACATTCAAGCTATCACCCACAAATATTTTGTCTATAGTAGGCGTGGTATTAGGAATCTGTTCTATTTTAATAGTTCTTATTTGGTTTCTATTTTTTCTTACTAAATCCTGAGCCTTACCTAAAAGGGTATCACTTTCCGAAACATCTATAGCCGATAACGTCTGTTCTCTCAGTTTATATATTCCACGAGTTTGAATATCGGCATAGCTTTCTACAAGCTGTGTAACCCCATCACTTGATCCTATTGCGTAAACCGTATTTGCAGGAGATGAAAAATTATCTGTAATACGAAGCGTCTCTATATTTACTCCCCACTGCAAGCTATAAAGGTTTGATTTATCAGTTCCTCTCTCCTCGGCAAAATGAATAACTTTATCCTTATCTACCCAGAAGTCTATGCCGTCAATAACGTTGCTCATATTTATAAAAGCTTCCATGATATTATCAAGCTTATACTCACGGTCACGGTCTTTCGTGGGTGTTATAGAAGCAAAAGTAAAACCTAAGTCGCCGTCTGTTTTGGCCTGGCTGTCATCAACTAGCTCTTTTAAAATATTTGCCTGATCCTCTGCCTCGTACCTAATATATTCAGGGGTATATCTTGCGTTAAGCATTTCTATGTATGTAAAGCAGGTTACAGTAATTAGGTTAGCATTGTTAGCCTGTAATGTAATATCGGCATTAGCCTGTTCCCCTGACCAAACCACAGTTCCATCACGGACAATATCGACCTCGAACCTTCTTAAGGAAATAAGTTTTGTAGAATCCGAGGAAGTAATAGGAACATCAAAAGTACACTGGCCGTAATTATTTAAGATATCCGAGAACTTTAAATTAAAAAAATCTGAAAATTCTCCTATTATATTTCCGCCTTTATCTTTTACGATTATTTGATATTTAGGAGTCATAGTTAAAATCCGCTATACGCATCTCGCCATTGAATTGTTAACTTAGTAGAAGGACCTGTGCCTGATATTGCTGAGAATATTAGTCTGTTCTCGCCTGGCTGCAATCTTACCCACTCACCTACGGGATCACGGGTAATAAGACCGAAGACGTTTTGATTTCCTTTTGTAGCCTGGTTTGTAACAGTATCTATAATTGCGGTTTCAGAAGCTGTTAAACTTGTTACTAGTCTAAAACTTTCTCCCGTATCTAAATTTTGAACTAAGAAGTTATTACCAGGACCTTGAATGATAAAAACAGGACGAGTATATATATCTCCTGCATTATTGACTATAAAAGAAGCGCCTCCCCCTGCTCCTATAGGCGCTGGAATAGGCGCTGGAATAGCAGCCCCACCTTTTCGTGATGTTGTCGGCGTAAATTCTGAATGTAGATCTTGGGAAAGAAAGTAGGGATTAGGAGCTTTTGCCGTTATCATATAAGGAGAACGGGTTTTGCTATATGCGTTCATTAGCCTAACTGTTGCATCTATTTGAACTAATACACCATCGCATAACTCGAATTTTAAGGTCTTTAATCCCCCAGGTTGGCACACCCTTGCTAAAAGACGTCTGTTAACTTGAATATTATCTTTAATCAAGCCTCTCCAAGACATCTCCCTTTTGCCCGCCAATTCATTAATAAATAAAGACCCTTCACGTTCAGGAGGATCTATAAATACCTCTCGGCTAGTAGGCACGTCAAAACCCTCTGCCCTACTAACATTCTCGCAGTCAAAAGATAATTCACCGTTGATTATTTGTATATTATCCATTTTCCGTAAATCCTGAGCTCGTTTCTATTCTAAAGCCCAGCTCCCTTGCAACATCAGTTATATCACTTTCCTCCCTAACCTCCATATGCTCAATATTAACAAGCCTTTCTATATTTCCTCGCCCACCTTGCTGAGACACAGCAGGAGCAGTCGCTACGGCAGGGACTACAGGTTCAAAGGGGTTAGTTAATGATAATTGAGAAATAGCGCTTTCCAATCCTTCTACCCAAGCACGCCCTACGTTTTGTCCCCAAGTATCTATATTTTTAAAAGGTCCTTCTATGGGAGGAGAGTTTCCTTTAAGTAATTTTTTGGCTTCATTTAAAACACCTGTAATAGCATTATAAACAAATTGTCCTGCTCCCTTTATCCCATCGGCAAAAGCCTTAATTATATTCTCTCCCCATTGTTTTACGTCTTTTATCCATTGCCCTACGGTTTCTGTTACTGCATTCCAGGTTTCAGTAAAGGCTTGTATTACATTAGTCACTAGGCTTGCCAAAGCGTTATATACCCTCCCTGGAAGTCCCGTAAACCACATAACAATGGCATTTATCATATCGGGTACTATAGAATTTCCAACTAAAGTGTTGTAGAGTCCTTGGAAAAAGGCAACCACACCCTGCACAAATCCTGATATAAACTTAAGAATAGCCATGAATCCGTTAACAAAGAAGTCAAATACACCTTTAACCGCCTGCTTTATTCCCTCCCATGCTAGACCTAAATCTCCAGTGAGAATACCCGTTATTATTTGTACTATCCCTCTTATAAATTGCACGAGACCCTCAAGTGCCTGAGCTATATAAGGTAGTGCGTTAGCAAGCCCTGTTACTAAACCTGTAATCACGCCTAAAATAAGTGCTATAGCTCCGCCTATTGCAACAGCCAAACCGATAAATGCTTTTTTAATAAAGTCTAAGACCATAGGGGATAACGCTTCTATAAGTGGCTTCGAAGCCTCTACGAGGGCATCAAACGCAGGTTTTAGCTGGGTCTGGATGATTTGACCAGTTAATGCTAAATTAGCTCCTATCTTGTCAAATACAGGCTGTAGTGCATCTAGTAAAGGCTTAATGCGGTTATATATTCCCTGCAACGCTTGAACTATAGTAGCCTCCCCCCCTGTATTACCGAAAGCTAAAAAGTTTTTTGCTTTTTGCCAAAACTCACCTAATATTTGTAGTGCTCTTTCAGAGTAAAAACTAGCACTATCAGCCAAACCTTTAAATGTATTTTGTAATCCTCCAAACTGCCCTGATATGCCAAATCCTTCAAAAATCTGGCCTATTCTATCTCTAATAAAAACAAAAACAGGTTCTACGCTTTTTAGTTTACCTTTAATAAAATCTATACCTGCATTAAATCTCTTAACTACATTATTCCAGCCTCCAAAGGCATCTATTATAAGTTTTACTGCTGCTCCCAATAAAGCTCCTGCAGCTATAAATGGGATGAGGGGAGCAAACGCACCCCAAATTGCTATACCCAAAGCTACAAAGGCAGGAACTAGTCCCCCTAGTATTCCTCCTACAATAACGGGCAACCACTCATTTATTTTTGCGAAGAAGTCTAGAATAATTTTAGTTCCTTGAGGTGAAGCGAAGAAAGAAAGAGCATCTACCATACCTTTAAGCGCTGTTTTTGTGGCATCGAATATTCCTAGGCTCTTAACCAACTGCGAAGCTGTAATGCCGATATTATCTTTGAAGTTGGACCATAGCTGGTTCATAGTCCCAGCCTGATCTATAAATGCTCTTGAAAACCTTCCCCCTCCCTCTCCTGCTTTTCTAAATGCTCCTTCTAAGTCTGCAAAAGCATCTTTACTGTCCTTAATCATATCAGATGCTGCTTCTTTAGTAGTCCCGTAGTAATCTGCCAGAAGCTCTAATATATTAATACCTGCAAAACCAAACTGCCTAATATCTAGCTCTGTAATTTTTCCTACGTTTGCTATCTGTTGTAAATTAACGATAATGCGATCAAGCTCTGCCCCTGATTTACCCGAAGCTGTAAGAGCCTTACCAATATTTAAAAGTAGTTTTTCTGATCTTTCAGCATTTTTAGTTACTGAGGTAAGCATGAAGTTTGCATCTACTAAACCTTTAAATTCAAACGGAGTTTTAGCAGCATCGCTTTGGATCATAGAAATTGCTGCATTAGCTTTTTCTGCAGATCCTAGGAGAGTAATAAAACCTTGAGTCATGGTCTCAAGGTCCGCTGCGTACTTAATGCCAAACCCTGCAGCTGCTATGGTAGCTGCACCAACAGCTAACAACCCTTGAGCGAACATTTGTGAGCCTTGAGTAGCTTCGGAGAAAGCGTTAGTTATGCGGCCTTTTAATCCTGTAAACTCTTTATCAACATCCTTACTAAAAGACTCTGCTTGAGATTTTGCTTTATTTAATCCAGACTGAAATTTACTATCATCAACGTCCAGATTCCATACTATTGTTCCACCGATTTGAGTAGCCATTATTCCTTTATTATAGCATTAAACTTATCGTATAGGGATTTGACACTTCCCCTTTTTCCGTGGGGAGAGGCTACAATTTGAAGTAAGTCTATGTTTTTTCGTGCCTCTTCACGACGTGCTGTTTTAAGCATTTGTACAATTCTTTTGTACGGCATTTTCCTAGCTCTATCAAACGTATAAGCAGGGAAGTAATAACAAAATGTAGCCAGGAGATCTTCTGGTGAGGTTTTTTTACGTGGTAGTTTTTGGACTTTTATTACATTGGCCATTATTGCTCAATGCCCATCTCCACCCTTACCATTTTGATAAAGTTCTTCCAGTGGGGAGCGAGCATTTGCTTTGCCATCTCAGGAAAATCGGGTGCATCTTTACTTGAGGGAGTAATAAATTGGTATAAATGTTCTCGGATTTCTTTATCGCCTTTCATATTCTGAAAAGCATCAATTTCTTCTGTGGTTAGCTGTCTAAACTCATATTCGTGGCCTTTAATAGTAAAATGAAAGGACTCTTTAACTTCTTCGTCTAAATTATAAGTTTTATCTAATGCCATATTGATACTCTAGCAATTTTTACAAAATAAGTCAACAAGGAAAATAAGGATACCGATTGATCAAGTGGTAACTAAGAGACTACAGTTATAGAGTTCTTTTCAAAGAATTGTAATGTTGCTTCGGTTGGAGCTGATTCACCGATGAAGCGAACCATGACTTTTCTAACTTTATTATCTATATCGATATCTTCAATTCTAGTCCTAGCATTTACGATTCTTAATACCTCTGCAGGATTAGCACAGCTTTCTATATCTAAGTTGTTAAAGATAAGATTTTCATCACAGGCTGCAGCTTTAATATCGATAGCACCGTTAGCATCGTTTACAGTCTCACCTGTAGAAAGTGTTCCGCCGTTAGGAACAAAATATTGTGGCATTATAGCTGCTAAAGCTGCTCGGTCAGTGGCAAGAAGGGTAAGTACTGCGGAAACTCTATAAGAACCGTCTACTGTTATTGTTTTACCCTGGATTGTTTCGTAATCTTCTGAGGCTACTTCATGCTCAAGGTCAATTTCCTCAACATCTTGAATAACATTGTCTCCCCAGCGAAGTGTAAATGGTCCACGTACTATCATAATTAATTTAATTTTATGTTGTGCAAAACCATTTGTCAATAAGTAATAAGTTGCCTAATTGTTTATCCTCTCTTCGGGAGGGACCCAGTCTAAGACATAATCCGTTTGGTTATCTTCTATATAACTAGCTATTATCCAAGGCATAATACACTCAAAACCTAATTTGTAATAAAAGTCATAAGCCACTCTGTGAAACTGCAAGTTACCCTCAACGGTATTATAATCACTGTCTCCGCACTCCCCCATAAACAAAGGTTTATCTACCATTTCTGGTAATAAATAGAGGAAAGTTCCACTATCCGCTTGAATATGGCTCTTAGCATACCAGTGGAAGCCGTAAGCGTCAGCTGTATCAGCAAGGAGTAAAGTTGGGTGCATATAAACCTGCAAATTTTGATGAGATATAATAACCTGTCTATCGGGATCTGCAGTTTTAATAGCTGTATATGCAGCGGCTAACCCTTCTTGCACTTTACCCCAAGGCAAACTAGCTCCTACATTTAAATTCAACTCGTTAGCTGCCTCATAACCTACTATCTTTTCACCATAGTCTTTTAGTATATTTACAGCATCTACGAGTCTGGCAAGCCAGTTTGCTCTTGTTTGATAGGCGGGGCTGGGGGTAAGACTTGTATTTAGAACTGAGTTTGGGAGCCCAGTGTGTCGTCCTAAAACCACAACCACTTTCATTCCGTCAGGGATGTCTTCTTCAAAAAATGTAGATAGGTTTGCAGCGTGCTGAGCGTTTAGCGCACTCCAGTCACTATTTACCATATTAAGGTTTGAGGCATAATCTCCGAAGACATTAATAAATAAACGTATCACTTTTATCCCGTTAGCCATATATAAATCTTCAAAGTCTGCTTTCCAAGCGTTTCTATTTGTAGGAGTAAAGTTTGCATCGCTTAGCCAAGATGTAGCTAAATCTCCTCCCCCAACAGCTTTGAACTCACCAAAATTTCCTCCTTTAATGGAGGGTAAACCTAAACTGTGAGGCTTTCTATATCCTGATCTGGGTAGGAATAGCTTTTTTAAAGTTATATTTCTATATCTAGTTACCCCTGCTCTTCTAGGCATAAATCCTAGTCTAAAATTAGTAATAGTTTTGCTATTAAAGATAATCTTTCTCTTCACCCAAACAGGAGACTCTCCTATAAATGGCGTGTTATCAGCTACAGCCCCATCGTTATCGTGAAGAACTACCCTTGAATTGTTAAGTGAGCTTGTACCAGTTCCTGCAGTAACAATAGTAGGATCATTCATTACTTGATAATATTCAAATTCCAACTCATATATCGTCTCTTTATCAAGAGTTATTGTTTGATAAGTCTGGTTAAAGTTATCTGATGCTAAATTAGATTCTAAGTAGGGACTATCTCCTGCGACAATAGATGAGTCTGCAGATAATGTCCAGCCTGTAGCTCCATCAGCGAAGTTTCCATTTACTACTAAGTTTGGATTTCTTTCTACCTCAGTACGTTCTCCGCTAGGCTCAACTCTAGACCCTTCCCCTAAAGCTGGAAATAAAGGGTCATTTAAAAATGCTTTTCTTCCTTGCTTCCCTGTTCTAAAAAATCTAGCTAATAATTTCCCTTTCTCATCTATAGAATAAGTCCCATCGCCGTTTTCTAAAAGTATTCCCTCTGTATGGGTAGAAGCAAGCCACCCCCCCCAGTAATTAAGACCATACATAATTCCATCCTCAGCAAGTTTAGTAAAAACTTTATACATCTTTTCTAAAAACTCTAGCCTAAAACGTGGGTTTTCCGAGCCGTTATAAATATCGGACCACTCTTGATGAAAGGTCTGTACGCCCTTAGCTGCGTAGGTATCTCTATGATCTTCGTCCATTTCCTCTGGGGTATGGGTAATCCCGTAGTGATCAAATACAGCTTTATCAGCATCGGTAAAAAACGCACCTGACAAAAAGCCACTAGCCACCTCAGAAAAGTTGTTTGAAGTCATACCTGTTAATATTCCTGTCTTGCTTATAGCAGCAAAAGCAGCATCCGAAACCTCATGAACATCTATTAAAAAGTTATTAAAAGCTACACCTATATCGCCACCTGCTGGCAAAATAGCAAAGTTATCTTCATAGATACTTACTCCGTATTCTACTGTAGGAGAACCTGTAGCAGGGCTTGCAGCGCTTCCAGGCATAACATAAGTAAATTGGTTTGCGTTAATTTTAGTTATTTGAAAATAGCCATTATAATTTGGCTGTGTTGCTCCTGCTATAGTTAAGTACATTCCTGTAATAAATCTGTGGCCGTTAAGCGTAACCGTAGCTAGAGTTCCTGAGCTAGTTATAGATATTCCCTCAACTGTAGTATTGTCCTCAGTTCTTTCAGGCATGGGAGCCCATATATCGCCCTCCTCAAACCAGTCAGGATTTTGTATTATTACATCATAAATTCTTCCAAGCATAGTACTCTGGCCATCTGTAGGAGCAGAGGAAACAGTGCCAACGGGTATACGATTAGACCCTACTTTTAAGGGTAAAACATCATCTAGGTTATTTTCATAATCAGAGTAGTCGCCTCTAAAAATAACATTTAAGCCTCTAGCGTGAATTAAGTCTACCCATTTTTTAGTATGAACCCACTGATCATCGGGGATTGAAGGTGTTAAATAATCACTTTCTTTATTTAAAAAGGGAGCTATGGCTATATGAGTTAGATTAAAATTTGCAGCTAAAACCTTTATAATCTCCGCTTTTTGTGAGTCTGGTATCTGACTTTTTCTTGTATCTTTGGTCCATTTCATTATGTCTATAGACCTTACTGTTAAGTTATTCATATTTAATTTATAAAGCCCTCGTCTGTATAAATATTTGATACATGGTAATCAAGAGGAGGGGTTGTCTCTTGACTCCAAATTAATTGTACCGCAAATTTAGATATTTGAGCATTATTACTATTTGCTGTTGAGATTCTAAGTCTAGCTCGCATATTAGCTATATCGGCTTTAGTTAAAGGAACGCTAGAGCTCCCTGGCAGATTATAAACTATTAAAGCAGGCGATTTAGGCGTGGTAGTTTTATTTCTACCAAAAGACGTGCTTCCTGGAGTTACGGCAGATCCTTCTTCTATAGCGCCTGTACTTCCTCTTCTTAATCCTGTTACAAAGGATGCATTTGAACCCCCGCCCGTCCCGTTAAAACGATTATAAGTTGCTAAAGCTAAAACTGTATGGTCATCTTCCATTGGAGTTGGAGGAGCAGATAGAGTATATTCATCCACATGGTTAAGCGTTTTTGAGCCTACTAAAGTTAACCCTTCATCGGAAGGAACCTCGTTTACGCTCTGATAATTAGAAGCAGCTGGAGAAGATCCTCCTATTGTAAATTGTGGTGTACCAACCTGACCATCAATTTGGAGATGGTTAATATAAGCATCCCCAACGTAGTCGTCCATTTCACCGCCTTGGTTATCGTTAATAATAATATTGTCAAAAGTATGGTCTAAGGTAATATCTGAGTTATTTGAGCCAAACAACAATCTTGCCACTCCTGCTGTAATATCGATTGTTCCCGAAGCAAATACGGACCCGTTTAGTTTGGCTTCAATAGTTGTAGATCCTATTGTTGTTGTATTTATTTTTAGTTCAATATAGTTCTGTGCTCCAGGCGTAAGAGGTGTTGAGGCACTACCTATCTGCGCTCCGTCCTCCTCATTATAAAGTATTAAAGCACCCGTAATTAATAGCCTTAACCCCACCTTAGCGTTTGAGGACTGATCTGCAAAGGTAAATAGCCGTTGAATTATCCCTGTAGGGACTACGTCGAGCTGATAGTTAGCTTTAGCAAAAAATGTTCCAAGCTGATTTGTATTAGCAAAAGATAATCTTTGATTCTGAGATCCCGTGGGATGTAGCTGTCTATATGCTTTTCCTCCGTTAAAAAAAGGGGAATCTATTATTGACCATCCAGTAGAATTAGCGGAATCTATTTCAATGTCGCTAGTTAAACTATTTTCCTCTGCTCCTACAGCTAAAATAAGCATACATATTCTTTATACCTGATATCCTGATATAGACCATTTAACTACTCCTGCAGTATCGCTTTTGATTTCCAAATCTTTATTTATACCTAATTGTTTAGGTATAGCAAAGGTCTTACTGTAGATACCTGCTGCTGGGAACATCAAAGGAAGAACTAAAGCATCGTCCTCGTCCTGTAGCAATACAATCATAGGACCATCAACTGAAATAGTTACATCAGTAACATAAACCCTTTTATTAGCTACTCCTGCTACAACTACCTCTTGCGTAGTTAAGTCCGTATCAGTGCCTGTGTCATCCCAAGCGTCAAGCCTACGCATAGGAACTACGCCCACGTTATCGTTTTCTACGCCTCCTGATAAAGCAGCTAATCCTGGGAAATCGCTAACCTTTTGGCCCGCATCCTCGTCATCATAAATTATGATAAGTTTATCGTTGTTACTCATGGCGCTAGTATCGTATTCAAGAGTTAATATATTTGTGGCTACTGTTCCTCCTAAATCGGGGTTTGCGAAGTTGTACATTATTATATTTCTAGTGGCATTTACTACAAGGAGGATGCTATCAAGACGAATATCGCCGTAATCAGTAAAGGTGACTGTTTTGTTAGTTTTATTAAATGTATAGTTTTTAACTTGTATTTTCATTTTTATAAAGCTACTGCATATGCTATAGCTAAGCTCTCTTCAACTAAGGTATTAGGTACAAGATTTTTCTTTTTAATTTTTCTGGATGGGCCTGTGCCATCCTCCGTACCTAAAAGTAATAATTCATCATCTTCTGCCTCAGTTGCCTCTGGTAAAACCTGATATAGTTTCTTTGCCATACCGCTATTATAATATTAATCGCTGCCCGTCGTCTAGTAAGAAATCTTCCCCATTGTCTAAAATAAGATGATCTTCCCTTGACATTCGTAGGACCCCTTGCTCCTCGCTCAAAAATCTTACTTTAACCTTCCTAATTTTATCAATTTCTATATCTTCAATTCTAGTCCTACATCTTGGCAAAATTAATATTTCACGTTCGTCTTTGCAGGATATAATACGCAAGTCGTTAAAAACTAGCTCGTCATCGCAGTTTAGAGAAGAAAAGTCTATAGCACCTACTGAGCTTGTTACCAAGTCCCCGTTAGATAAGGCTCCTCCTGACTCAACGAAAATTTGAGGGAGTAATGCGGCTAAAGATTCTGTATCGCTTGCAAGAAGGGTAAGGAGAGCTGATATTTTAGTTCCTTTCTCAAGCTCAAATATATTACCTGAATTGTCAACGTATTCCTCTGTATTTCTTTCTAGATCTATTTCGATTCCCGATACCTCAGTTAGAATATTATCTCCCCACTCTATGTTAAAAGGTCCTCTTACTATCATAGCTTAATACTATCACTTTCACCCTCTAAAATCTATTAAGACTGGTATATAGTGACAGTTATTTCAACTACACCTACTGTTCTATCTTCTCCGTCTAAATCCTGATCAGATTGAAACCCTGTCCCTTCCATATCTATGGTTTCATAGCCTGTTAATGAATGGCACTCCTTATTATTTACAGTCTCCTCAAAATTTTGCAGTTTTTGATCTACATCCTCAGCATCTGTATTTCTGTAAAAAACAGTTATTATATACTGCTTCATTTTTTCACCAGTTTGCGCTCTAACTGTAGGGGCACCGCCTCCACCTAGTATCCACCAGGCAGCATCCTTCTTTTTCTCAAACGGTACAGTGCCTATAAAAAGATTATCTCCAAAAGTACCAAATCCGTTATCTTCCATCCATTGTGCAAAAGCTCGTTTTATAGTCATATTAAGTTTGCCATTTTCATTATTCGAGAGGCATCCCCGACAATTTTCTTAACTGCGTTTTCTGCATAGTGCGGTCCAGTACCTGGTGTTGTATAGTTTTTAACTTTATTACTCCCATCTTTTCTTGAACCTCTTTCCTGATATTCGGCATAGTCGGTTCTCCACTCCAGTTTTCCACGTAATCCTGTGACGGTTTTAATAACACCTCTACGCAAAAAGCCAGCCTTTTTCGGTGTTTTCGGATTAGCCTCCGCATCAATGGCATCGCAGGCTAAGCGCAAAAAAACACTCCCACGCTGTTGAGTTTGATTTAAAATAGTCGCTGTAAAATCTTCTATTTGTACTGACATATTAAGATACTCCCGGCAAAGCCTCCGTTCGCTTCAGTGTTAACTGCACATTGTCGATAGTATTTGACAACAAATGGTCACGGTTTACCGCTACGGTTTCCACCTTATACCACGAATCATCATTTGATGCGCCGTATAATGGAGCGATAATATACATGCCCTCAAGCCTATCATGGTTTGCCTTTAACCAAGAATCACGCTCATTTGGGTAAAGAACAGCATCTGAGTCTAAAATATCTTGATTAGTGGTATGAAGAAAGCCTGTATTTTGGAGAAAAGTACCTTTTACTTCATGCTGGCCAATAACCACTTTTTTATTACCATAGCCAGTAGTGTCTACCTCTACGAATATAACAGTGTCTTTATGATTAAGTCTTGGTCCATACATAACATAATTATACAGGCATTTGATTCACTGTGCCATTTGGTCCAGCGTACTTTTGAATAATTTTAATATTCTCATCCATGCTTTCCGGCGCATCTCCTATTTCTCTTTTATAGCTATGAGTTCCTAAAGTTTCAGCAACTACATCGCCTTTAGGATCATTATAATAGTCAACCATGTCGCACCACACATATAAAAGCTCCTCTGGTAAGCATTCCTCATTCAACCATTCTGCGTCTACCGCCAATTGAACACAATCGTCGCAGTCGCAACTACAAAAACACTCGTTGCACCGTTGAATAAACTTGGATATATTTCCACGCTTTTGAATACGCACCTTTCCGGTATCGAAAGTCTTGTGGGTAATACCATTTGCCTCATCTCCTCCTGTTTTCAGAAATACTAGTTTAACTGCATAAACTTTAGTAAAAGGGTCTACTTCAAAATACTCGTCATTTCTATTATAGGGAAATAGTCTATAAGATCCTTGCACTTCATCAGGATCGGATAGATCTAAATCATCAATATCGGATATCAAACCCCTGAAAGGACACTCTATAGTAGCCTTTCCTGCCTCTTCATATTGGTTTATAGAGGCTTTTTTCTTCTCAAGGGAGTATCCTAGCATTGATTCTAAAATAGAGCGTGTACGGCGAATCTGTGCGGTAACTGAGGCTATATCCTCTGCTTCAACTGTAGTTCCAGTAAGCTCTTGGTATGTATCTATGTCCATAGAGAAATTATACCACAAGGGTATATTAACTTACAGCGAACCAAAATGCGGTAGTTAGTGCAGATTTTGAACCTAAAGTTGAGGGAGCAGTGGTAGTAAGGCTGGTATTAGCGGTAAAATATCTCAAAGCAGATCCCGTTACCCCAGCGTTTATTATTGGCTGAGTAGTACTCCTAACCCAAGATGGAGCAGTGGTCCAGTTTTTACACCAGAAAATAATATCTATACTTCCTGCCTGAACTGCAGTTGGAGTAATAGCAAGTGTTTTTAATCCAGTAGACTGCCAGTCTGTAGCCTGATTTCCAGATTGATAAAGCAAACTTCCATTCTGATATAAAGCTACATAGCAGTCGGCGAGTCCTGCTCCATTTGTACCGCCTAGACAAAATAGAATATTACTAATTGTCATAGCCTTGGGAATAGTAATTCTAACTCCATATGCTTGGCCTTTTACTCCAATATTTGATGTATTTATTCCTGCAGTAGGATCGTAGTTCCAGGCTAATAAGTTTTGATCTGAAGGTTTTGTAGTGGCTATATAATATAAAGAATCAAGAGCAGATTTCAAATTTGCCCAGGTAAGCTTTTTAAGTATATTCGAGGCTGCGCTGTCTAATATGGCAAATAGGTCTGCATCTGCAGGGGTAGTTTTTGCTGAAGCAGCAGATACATCAGACCAGTCGGCATCTGCCCCATCCGCACCGTCCATTCCGTCAACTCCATCCTGTCCGTCTGCGCCTTGGGGTCCTGTCGCACCAGTCTCGCCTTGTATACCTTGCAAACCAGGGTCTCCTTTTTCTCCGGGATCGCCTTTCGGTCCTTGCGGTCCAACTGGTCCTTGTTGACCAGTATTACCTTGAACACCAGTGTAGCCTTGCGGGCCACGTACCCCTTGCTCGCCCTGATCTCCCTTTTCCCCTTTCGGGCCAGTCAAACCCTGTATTCCCTGATTTCCTTTTGCACCCTGATCCCCTTTGTCACCCTTTTGGCCTTGATCGCCCTGTGGTCCGACTGGACCTTGCAATCCTTGAATGCCCTGCAATCCCTGCTCGCCAGTGTCGCCTTTCTCGCCTTGGATACCCTGCAGACCACGTCTGCCTTGATGATTAATAGTAGAAGTGCGGTTTACCTTGCCTACCTTGAACGATTTGTTATTTCTTTTAAGAACTATCTTATATTCCATACTAGCTTACCTCCGGAACACTTAACGCTTTGCATACCGTTAGTGTCGGAAGTGAGCAGTCCTCGCAGTCGGATACGTCTGGCAGTTTTTCAATAGTGCCGTCTGCATAGGTTACTACGAGCATATACTCATACTCGCCGACATCTAGATCAGTATCGTTTGTGGTAATTTCAGCGCCTCTAACACCGTTTGTAGTGGTAAAATTGGCAGTTTCGTTTATAAGAATATTGCCATCGGAGTCTGCAACTAAGAGCTGGAGTGTGTCCGCTGTTAGATCATCATTTGTGGTAGATAAAATAAGGGTTTCCCCTTGACGAATAGAGATATCCATATCAATATTCTATCATAATACCAGTGCTATTTTGCAATGAGAAATTGGTTGGCTAGGAGAGATTAGCTGAGGTTTACAGCTCTCAGACCGACTACCTTTTCAGGATCTCGGACTGCTCCGCCTCGGAAGAATGAGCCTCGGAGTACTAATTCATTTCTTTGATATGCTGATTTAACAGTTCCATTATCCTCATATGCAGCCTCGGTACTAAGATCATAGTTAAGACCTCCAGATGTTCGACCTGTGAAAGTTGAAAGATCTACATAGAATACTGCGTCAGTGATAGTGACGGTAACTCCGCCGACTACGAATGAGCGAGTTTGGTTACTACCAAGTTTAGGCAGTAATTCGTTTGGAACTACGATATATGGAGCGCCGAACATAAGTGATCCGTTATCTCCAGTTGTGAAGATTCTAAAACCGCTATCAGTATTGATACCAGCAGCAGCTTGTCTCTTCATAAGCTCCCAATATGAAGCTTGAGAAAGGATGTAAGTACCACCCATGATTTGCTCCTGCATTCCTGCAACATCCATGAAAGATTGGAGAGCATTTACGTTAGCGCCCCCACCAGATGTTCCGGTGTTGTACATAACTTCATTACCAGTGCTATTTACAGCTTGCTGTAAGCGAGCTACAAAGATTTGTGCTCTCTTGCGATCAAAGTCATTTCTATATCCAGCTGCTACGTCACTCAAAAGGTCAGCTGCTAAGAAACGAGTAGCTGCATTACAAACAGGTGTAACAGCTGCTAATTCATGAAGATTGTCAGTAGTAATTTCAGCGGTGTATTCAGAGATAGGCTTCAAGTTTCCATCTTCTCCGTCATCGCAGAACTCAACTTCTTGCATATTGATGTCGCCATTTCTGGTCAACCATGCCATTTGAAGTGAAAGAGTGTCACGGAATGTAAGTTTACTCAAAAGATCTCGGAAAGATGATCTAAAGCCTTCGATCTCACTTAAGAGTTCAGGAGAGATAACAAAATTACCGAAGTCTGCAATCGTAACAGAGTTATCAACTTTACCAGCATCTTGAAGAGCCTCAAGATTGTACATGTTGATATCAATAAGCTTTTTATGTGCTTGTTCAGAGCCACCTTTAAGCCATTGCCATGCATTTCCTACCTGTTCGTTATAGCGACCTCTCCAATCAAGTCCATCAACTCCGACCATTACTGGAGAACCTTTGGACATTTTTTGGAATTTTGGCTCTTCAACACCTTTATCAAAGGCATTCTTTTCGAGAGTAGCGACTTTATCCATTAAAGGTTTAGTAGCTGCTTCGACTGCATTTTTAACGATAGTAGAAACGTCTTTGTTTTTGTCTCCCTCTTCAGGAGCTGGAGTTGCTGGAGTTTCAGGAGCTTTTGGCTCTTCAGCTGTTTTAACTTGATCCTCAACACCTTTGTTTTCGTCAGTGTCTGGGACATCAACTGATTGACCAGCTTTCAATGTGATTTCAGTATCTTCACCTGCGGAATTTTTATAGGTGATAGTAACGGCAAAACCTCGTGAGTTAGTGACCTTTTTGAATTTCATAATATTATTATCATTTATAGGATTTTGTTTGTCAAGAGGTAATTTAAGAGCTTGTGCAAATAAGGCTGTATCGAGGCCGTTTTGTTTTGCATACTCCATAGTTTCCTCAGCTATTTGATTGATGTGAGCCTGCTTATTATTTCCGGTAACTACCAATGAAAGACCGACTAGTTTTGCGTTGCGGAATATACCATCATCATCAGGCCAAGGGCCGATTGTTTCGATAGAGAAGTCGGTAAGGTGTCCAGCAAGGATCATCCTCTTAGCAAAGTCGGCGAGTGGGTTTTCCTTTACCGCCAGCTTAATACCGTCAATAGTAACCCTTTTATTTGCTACCTTTTTAGTATTAATTACAGAGCCGAGTACGTTTTGAATACGGTCAATATGGTCAGCGGTTAGCTTGCCTTTGTACTGAGTAATATCAAGAGAAGGGATATCATACTTAGCGCCTGACCACATTTCGCTATTGTCCGTAATAACGACTGGTTTTGAAAACATGAGGGTTTCGTCATCGATAACCTTTATAGCATTTTTTTCAATATCGAAGTGTACGGACTCTTGATGAGTCTCTTCGGATATATCATTATAGAAGCGGTTATGCCCCATCTGCTTTTTAATTTGAGCCTCCAACCACGGAGATTTGTTCTTTACTTTCATAATAAGAATTATATCACTATAGAAAATTATTTATCAATCTTCTTTTTATGAATAGCCTTTTTAGGCTGCGTAGGATGCTTGGGTATAACCGTATGAACGGCTGGCGGTACTCCGAACGTTTTAACCTCTTCCTCTTTTTCCTGATCTTGCCAGTCGGGTATCATCTGACCAGGAGCTGGTCTATAGTGTGGGTTTGCCTTTAGCTTATTAATAGTTTCCTGATTCAACTTTGCCATATTAGTATTATACTACTTTTTCTCACGCTCTATAACTAGCTCGTAATCGCAAGAGCAGTTAGGATGCAAGTTTCCTGCGAATACATTATCAAAGTTTACGTTAAAGGTTACCTCCTCGCCTTCCACCCTAGCTGTTACTGAGCCACCCTTTTTTACAAACGGCTCATCAAAAGGAATTAACCCTTGGCGCTCTAGAGAAACACAAAAAGGGCAGGGATTATCAGAGCGAGTATGGTATCGTTTGAAAGCTCTCTCCTCCAGTCCGTTTTGTTCTATAAACTGGCGGTCAGCATCATACTGCGCCATAGTAAATGCTCTATTCGTTTCTGTCCTTGCCACTACCCTAGCTCTTTTATCGGTAATATCGTGGGAGTACTTTGTTTTTATTTCGCTAATAATTTCAGCCTGCGACTTTCCCTTAAGCGCTGCCTCTCTTGCGGTTTTGTATAACTCCTGCGAAAGAGTATCAACATGGCTACTAGCTACAGCCTCAGCGGTCTTTTTTATGCCCTCTTTTGCTATTTTATCGAGTAAGTATTTAGCCTCGCCTCCGTATTTTGCTATACGATCCTTTATAGTCTCTTTCCCCTGCAGCTGGGTAATTATTCCGTAAAATGCGGTAAGAACGAGTACTAGCTCGTTTACAGCATCCTTTTTATCGGTTTTGGTAATTAGATCCTGCTCTGACTCAATATCGTTTTTTACCAGCTTAGGAATACGACTAATAACCTTTGCAGTCAAATTGCCCTCGACGTTTACGATAGCATTTTGCAACATAGACTCTTGATCGTGAATGAGACCATCAGGTAGCTTGTGGCTAAATCTACTTTGATTCTGATTTTGATTACCCTTTTGATCTAAACCCAAAAGTGCTGCCTGTAGTTTTGGATCGGGACGGCGTTCATTTGTAGGCTTGCCGAGATCCTTAAGGTCAATTTCTCCATTGACGTATTTTGCCGACAAATCCTCGTCATACCCTGCAGCAACTAAAGAGTCAAAAAGCTCGAAGTTCTTTTTCTTATTGTCTGCCTTTTTAGCCTCAACATCTTGATCAGATTCTATAGGATTGACTAGCGATAGGCTTACTTTTTTGCTAGCAGACTCTTTTGGATAGCGGTTTTTATAGTCCAAGTTCAATGCATCAAGGATAAGGTTAATACGTGGCACTATTTCGTTTTCGATAAGTAGCTCCTTTTGTGTATTGGAGGTTTCTCTTGTAGTACCCGACTCCTCAACGCCCATAGTGGTTTTACTCATTCCGGTAACAGCAAAAAGGGTTTGACGCTCTACCTCGTTAACATCCTTTAGCGCAGACTTTGAAAGATCAACATTCATAGGAGTCCACTGCACTGCACCTGCTCCGTTTCCAAATACAGGCTCTCCTTTTACTTTCCCCTTCATTCTAGATACGAAGTTATCAAACTTCTCCTTTGGCAAAACGACATCGGTAGTAATAATACCGGGAGCGTCAACGTTATTTCTAAGAGCGTGGCGAGTATAGTCTCCAGCGCTTTTTATAGTAAAGGATGACTCACGGGCAGCATCAGTCATCGCATATGGTTTAATATCGTCAAAAGGATTTAGTTCTCGAATAGGGATGATCATTTCTACCGGAATATCACGCTGAAATCCTCTCCTTACTTCCCGATAACCACCGATTTCGAGGCTACCCTCTTTCATCACTCTGGTAATGTTGTAAGGGTTCAAAAGGTCGAACTGGATAGGCGATCCGACTTCTCCTGAGCCAGTAGGATTTGCCTGTGCGTTTGGATTTCGCAAAACCATAAGATAGTAAACACCCTCTAAGTCGAGATAGGTAGATATTGTCTGCCAGAACTGATTTTCTGAAAAACGGTTACTATCCTTAATAAGCGAAACATATGGATGCACTTCCGTAGAGTTTGGATTGTCCGGCACTTCAGTAGATAGCTTTTCGGAGGCTATTCTAGCAACAGCTCTGGCACGTTTTGTGATAGCAGCATAGGAGTATCCGGTATAGTGGTCTCTATCATTCATCATAACCTGCGACCAGTCGGGAGTTAGTGTTTTTTGATTTCCATAGCGGAGAAACTGATCGGGTAGACTCATGCTGTTTTCAGCAGGGTTTATTAATCGTGCTAAATTTTTGCGAAATTTGTCAAACATATAATTATTATACTACAACGCTATCCTACTTGTATCATCTTGAGGGTCTATTTTCAACGTTGGATATAGTCCCATGACCACCGCATCAAAAATATCCGGCGACAAAGAGCCTGTGCGTTCCTTTACCTTTTCCTTGCTTTCTACCGAGAGGCGTTTGTCGGATATTTCATGGAGATGAGCCATAGCCTCGGATATCAACTCGTTTCTAAAAGGACAGCCCTCAAATATTTTATACGTTCCCTTTTCTAGTCCCTGTGCAAACTCCCAAATAACCTGCGAGCGCAAATTGTCATATCTGCTAGGCTTGTCAGTGCCATCAGGGTTCTTTTCTGTAACAGGTTTAGCGCCGGAGATAAACTCTTTTACCTCAATTCCCTTTGATTTTGCATGGTCAACTACACCGACACCGATACCGACTGCGTCAACTGCCATATTCTCTGCTAGGACACTATTTTCTGTCATGAAGCGGATAAGAGTCATAGCCTGCTCGTCCGTTGTTACTTTTTGCGTTTTATCCTTTATTACAATAATATCTACTAAGGTGTTTCCTGCCCAAAGCGCTATTACCGACCTATCAGTACCGCTACGTGCTACGTCAAAGCCTGCGGTACGTTTTGCATTTATATCCCACATACTTTGAATAGCAGCGGAGAAGTATTTATATTTGAAAAGGGAGGCATCATCGTCCTGAAAATTCCAATTATTCAAAATATAGCGCTCTACCCAAGGCCGTGGATTAGTTAACATATTTTTAATATCAGCCTCGGACTGCCACGAATCCTCTATAGTAAACTCCAATACTAGAACACCGGGAGGGAGAGTGCCTGCCTTGTACGGATCGTAAAAAAGCTCTCGCATATAGGTATCGTTAGGGTTCATAGTAATAATAGAAATAGACGGCTGCCCCTCCTGATTACGTCTACCCTTACGAGCCTGCGCCATATTGAAAAGAGCCTGTGCTATTTCGTCCCCCTCATCAATATGATTAGCCGTGGCGTTTATACCTTTTATTTTCCTGCCCTGCCTATCCTTTGTAGCATCAGCCTCAACAAATCCTATAATAGACCGATTATGCAAAAACTTTATTTCAAAATCCTGCCTGTTGTATTTGTAGTCCTCCTTTTCGACAAAGTTCATCATATCGAGCATATTCAAATAGGAAGGAATAACGGAGCGCTTAGCTGTTGATATATTTTGACGAAAGACCGTGAAGTAGGTACGTGGGAAATTGTAGGCTATAGAGATACCAATATGAGCTGCAATATCTGTCTTACCTGTACCAACTGAGCCTATTAAAACAATAGTATGAATAGCCGGATCGTTTACGGCATCAAGTACTTTCTGTTGTTTCGGCTTCAGTGTTAACATTGCGTTTTTTTATCTCCGATACTATAAGTGGAGGCTGGGAGATACGTTTGCCTCCGCTAGTAACATCCAGTTTGTCTCCATAACCCGACTTTCTCAACCATTCGGCAGCTCGCATATCGCCGGAGTACGCTTTAGCTATTGCTGTATAAACGATAGCTCTCCAAGGCGAACCTATGGCCTGCGCTGCCTCCTTTTGCTTGATAGGTACTTTTGACCAGTCAAACTCCTCGCTTTCTAGCTCCTGAATAATAGTGGCTAGATTTTTAGTACCCACAGGACGACCAGCAGGATTGCCGGATTGCCCCGGTTGGAACTGCGTTTTTTTTCCCTGTTCGACTATATTCGGATTATTTCCCATATTTTATTTACTAGCCTGTTGTTACCCTGTTAATTATATCACAGGTGTTCCATCTTCCCACCCCTCATCTTTTCCATCATGGGTAAACATCCAGTAGCGCTTACGGACAACGTCACAGTACTTAGGGTCTAGCTCCATACCGTAGCAAATACGATCCGTTTGCTCACAGGCTATAACGGTAGATCCTGAGCCTAGGAAAAAGTCGACAATAATATCCTCTTTCTTGCTACTATTCTCCAGAGCCTGAGCGATTAAAGCTATCGGTTTCATTGTAGGATGCTCACTAGATCGTGAAGGACGATCAATATCCCATACAGTAGTCTGATTACGTGGCCCATACCACTGATGTCCCCCCCCATCTTTCCAGCCGTATAGAATAGGCTCGTGTTTCCAATGGTAGTCCTGTCGCCCCATAACCAATATATTTTTATTCCAAATAAGACACTGCTTCAAAAGGAAGCCTGCCTCTACAAAAGCCTTACGGAAGTTGAAACCCTCCGAGTCGGCGTGGGTAATATAGGCAGCGCCACCGGGTTTGGTTACCGAGCAGATATTGGTAAAAGAGTCTAGTAAGAAAGTGAAGAACTGGTCATTTTCTTTTTTATCGTTTTGTATTTTCAGCTTTTCCTTTGTTTTGCCCTCATAGTCTACGTTATAGGGAGGGTCGGTAAATACCATGTCCGCCTTTTGGCCATTCATTAACTTTAGCGCATCCTCGCTTTTGGTAGCATCTCCGCAGAGTACCCTATGCTTGCCCAGCTGGTAAACCTCGCCGAGCTTTGAAACAGGCGGTGTGCTAGAAACAGAGGGAGGGGTATCCTCCTCGGTATTTGCAGGGTTGAAGGACTTAGGAAGATCTAATCCCCACTCCTCTAGCTCCGGCGCTTCATATTGATTAGCCAGCTTATCGTAGTCCCAATCGCCGTCTGAAATATTATCTATAACGACAAACTCTCTCTTTTGTGCCTCCGTCCAGTCTTTGGCATCGGCAAAATACTCCTCTTTTAGCATAAACTTAGGATCATCTTTTACTAATGCCATGACAGCATCATAGCGCCTATTACCTCCTAGAATAATATTATCGTTGGAGGAGTCATAAACGATAGGACGTTTTGCCAGCATCTGAGGGAAGCGCTTTATTTTAGCCTTTAGCTTCGCAAATGCCTTATCCTTTATAGTTCTAGGATTGTCCGGATTAACTCTGAGCGTTTTTATATCTAACATAGTATTTCTTGTATCCACCTACCCTGTGAGTCCTTGGTAAATTGGATCCTTTGTAATTGAGTATTATACATCTTTATCTCTCCCTTTTTCGTAAGATGGCTAGTATTGAGGCTCCAGTCAACGTAGTTTTTGTATCCCTCACGGCGAAGTGCAAGGCCAAAGGATACGTCCGGCCCTAGTATTTCATCAAAAGGTTCGAATACCATTTTTTTATAGTTGTCGAGTTTCGTCAACGCACAATAGAGTCCGGCAGCGTCAATTTCCTCTATCTCCCCATTTTTCGGCAAACATGAGGATATCGTTTTTACATCATAAGGATTGTCTACTTTCCAAATACCGGGGACGGTAATACCCCAGCGTCCTATCTGCACTCCGGTAATAAATCCGGCGTGTGGATACATAAGAGCATTTTGCGTAAGCTTCTCTAGAGCGTTTAATGGCATCAGAGTATCATCCTCCAATAAAAAGACGTAGTCGCAAAAGTTTAGTATTTGCTTCATCTCGTTATGTATTTCGGCTATCCTTTTACGCCTGCCTCGGATATAGTTGACCGATGGCAGCCCCTTTTTGCGGTAAACGCATAGTTTCTCGTGAAACTTTGAGTTAATAACAAAATTGCGAGCTATTTCGAATAATCGTTGATCGCCGTCAACGTATACTAGTATGTTAGTAGTATCCCTATCGCAAGGCATCATATCTAGCTGTGCAAATATTCTTTTTAGATAGTCCGGCCTTGATACAGGCATAGCTATTGTTACTACCATAGTTTGTCATACCTCCCTTGTAGTGATGATGGCGCATACTCACGGTGTGCCAAATCGAATGCGTCTATTTTATCCTTTTCTAAGTCTTTTTTACAAAACTCATCTATTTTTTTAGCCAGTGCTTTTGGAGAAGCCTCGTATAGGTCAATAGCCGTTCGAGTAACTAAACTCTCCTGCCACACTGATGATACGAGCCAGTCCTCCGGAAGTATTTTATTATTTGGAGAAATATCGGGCATAATAACCGGAAGTCCTGACATCATAGCCTCCTGCATTGGTAAGCAAAGGCCACCAAAGCGCCGTGGTAGTATCATAGCGTCAAAGTCTTTATACATATCCCCGACCTCCGGCGCTGATCCTGTTTGAAAGCGCACCCTATGATCGAAGCAGTTATACTCCGGCGGTAATACATGCTGGGTTTTTATTACCAAGTCAAAGTCATTTTTTGTATACTTTAGCGCCTCAAGAAGCACTAGTGTACCGTTTCTATCCTTTGCAGCGAGTGTGCCAACAATATGTATAAAACGTTTTCTATCTACCTTACGGCTAAAGTTCTCCTCTCGTGCCTGCATAAACTCCTCCGGAAAAACAGGCGGAGGTAGATACTCCACCTTTTCCTTGCCATAGCGCTTCTCCATATCCTCAATCATCCAATAGGACGGCATAAGAAAAACGTCAGGCAATGGAAGGTGTGGCTTTATTAAGTTGTCGCAAAACTCATAATTTGAGGCTATATACGTTTTTATACCCTTGAGCTTTGCAATGGTAATTAAATCCCAATTCAGCGGATTTTCAATAACATAGAGATGGGTAAG